GTATGGTAATGCTGGATTTGGATATGCAATTGATGCATGTTCGTTCAGATTTCAAAATAAAAGTAAACAGTATGTATGTCACGTGATAACATCTAAAACTGTTGATATGTGGACAATTGGGCATGAGATGCGCCATTGTTTCCAGGGAGAATTTCATAAGTAATAATGAATAAGGATAATCAAAGATTACAGGATATACTTTCCGCATTAAATGATGATGAAAATTTTATACTTCCATCTGAAGAATTTAATGACAAAGATTTAGAACATCATATATTGCATTCTGAATGGATGCTAGAGAAAGTTCGTAACTCAGAAGTTTACGCACAAAACTTATATGCTGCATTTTGTAACAATAGGTTCATTCAATCCGATAATACCTGGGATATGCTAGCAACAAAATTTTGGAGTGTGAGCTGGCGATCTGCTGGTAGCATTGTTGCTGACATTATCGGCACCGGTGATTATATGGATTGGTATTCTTCTGGTATAGGAAGTGAAAATCAAGATGATGAATTTCCACTGCCGATTGGTTATGTACCAGAAGGCAGAGTTACTGACGAAATAAAAAATGATCTGCGTTCACTTGGGTGGATAGTAGTCAAAGATAATTAGGAGAAAAGTGGATAAATCCAAACACATGAGTAAAGAAGATATGATAGAAATGACCGGTATGGTCAACGACGTATTACCAGGTAATATGTTTAAAGTTCAAATTGAAAATACAAATCACATTTTAATATGCTATTTGGGTGGAAAACTCAAACAACATAAAATCCGAGTCATACAAGGTGATAAGGTGAAACTTGAAACCAGTCCATATGACCTTAATAAAGGTCGCATTACATACCGTCTATGAAGTTTATGTTGACAGAACACGATAATGCGAGTATAATTAACAATGAAATATAAAATTGTAATAGAAGCAATAGTTGATTTTGGTAACTATGATGTTGAATCATTACCAGTTGATTGCCAGCCTAAAGGTATTGCTGATAAGTTGGCGAACGTTGCTATATCACACAGTACAATTGCCGCTGATGCGGCAAATGTGTTGTCAGTTGAACCATATGACGAGGAAGACGATAATGAAAATTAGATTTTATCATTGGTGGGTTTATTCATTGTATTATAAATTATGGACGCCTATACTTGCTTCCAGGCCAGATTTGGTTCAAGCTCACATAGATTGGATGACTAATTGGCTTGAATACAGGGAGAAAATACTTAATGAAAATAAAACTAGTAAGTGATGCCCATTTAGAATTCTCAAATCTTGTCATTCCTAATGATAAAGATTATGATGTATTGATTCTTTCTGGTGATATAATGATTGCTGAATATCTACATGATTTTCCAGCACCTGATCCATACGAATATGGCGCAATGGAAAAATATAGTCATAGGATGGATGCAGCTGATCGATTTAGAACTTTTTTAAAACAGGTTAGCTCTGATTTTCCTAAAGTAGTATATGTAGCCGGTAATCACGAATTATACGGTGGGAAATTCTATGCAGGTATTGAATATCTTTATGAAGAATGTCGCCAATATCCAAATATCTTTTTCTTGGAAAAAGATTATACAATAATTGATAATATCGCATTTATTGGTGGAACATTGTGGACTGATTGTAACAAAATGGATCATATGACCATGTACATGTTGAAAGCTAGCATGAATGATTATCATATGATTAAACATGATAGATCTGGGTATCGTAAAATACGACCGGAAGATACCGTGACTAGGCATAATGAAACCCTAAACTATTTTAAAAAAACAATCAAAGAATTAAAAGATAACGGCGTTGAAAAATTTGTGATGGTAACTCATCATAGTCCAAGTCATTTAAGTATACATCCACGGTACGCCACAGATCATGAAATGAATGGTGGATATCACAGTGACTTGAGTGAATTCATTTTGGATAATCCAGAAATAATTTTATTTACTCATGGGCATACTCACTCTCCGTTCGATTATATGATTGGCGGAACTAGAGTGGTATGCAATCCTAGGGGGTATGAAAACGAAAGATACAACGAAAACACTGGTTGGGACCCAAATATTTTATTGGAGATTTAAATGTCTAACACTATAAGTGCATTACTACGACAAACAACTTCAAATTCTACTTCATTTTATGAGCTAATTGCGACTTATATTGATGAATTAGAAGCTAAAGTTGGGTATCTTGAATCAGAATTAGAAAATTTTAAACAACTCACGGAGAAAGAAATTGATGACCATAAATGAAATGACATCAGAAGATAGAGAACAATTCAAAGAATGCGTAAAATATTGTTTGGAAAACGGTACTGTTAATATTTCATTTTTGAAATTGGATGGTACTAGTCGGGAAATGAAATGCACCTTGGATACATCATTGATTCCACAAATTGAAAAATCAGTTGACACACCGAAGAAAGAGCGTATAATTAATGAGAATGTTTTACCGGTCTACGATTTGGATAACTCTGCATGGAGATCTTTCTCATGGGACAGGCTGACATCACTTACTATTAACTTTAACATACAATAACAAAGGAACAAATATGCCTAGTTTAATCCCAATGGTAGTAGAACAAGAAGCCCGAGGTGAACGTTCGTATGACCTGTACAGCAGATTGATGAAAGATCGGATCATCATGCTTGATACAGGCGTGAATGAGCATTCTGCTAGTGTGATTGTTGCTCAACTTTTATTTTTAGAAAGTCAAGGGAATGAAGACATTAACTTCTTTATTAACAGTCCAGGTGGTGTGGTTACTGCAGGTATGGCTATCTACGACACAATGCAATTCATCAAACCAGATGTAAGTACAATTGTCATGGGTCAAGCATGTTCAATGGGATCTTTATTAGCAACTGCTGGTGCCCCTGGAAAAAGATTCATGCTTCCAAATGCTAGGCATATGATTCATCAACCGAGTGGTGGTGCTGGTGGGCAAGCTACTGACATGCAAATTCAAGTTGAAGAAATCTTGAAAATGAAAAAGAACTTAACCCAGATCTATGTTGATCATAACAGTAAAGGTAAAACGTTTGACGAGTTCTCTTTGGATATGGAACGTGATAAATTCATGTCTGCCGAAGAAGCACTTGCGTATGGGTTGATTGATGAAATTATTACAAAGAGAAAATAATTATGATGCTTTGGCTTTTATTTAGTGTGATAGTTGCATTCGGGGCTGACAACCGTGGACGCAGCGGATTATGGTGGTTTATAATTAGTGTATTTTTATCACCAGTAATAGCGGCGTTGATGCTGTTGATTTTAGGTAGACCAGACAATTAAGGATTAATGATGAGAGAACCATGGATGGTGATGTCTTTGCTTGAAGCAGACAACAGCCGATTAGCAAAAGAATCAATTATCAATGAAGAAGCAATTGAATCTAATGATGTATTCTTTACTGGATGCAAACTTGCGTTAGATTCAACTGTTACATTTGGTATTAAACAAGTTGGGGAGAAATCCGATGAAACAGGACCTGGACTTGCTTGGGATGATTTTTTTAACACTGTTTCTACTTTTATTGATCGTTCATGCACTGGCAACGCTGCTAGAGATGCAGTAAACGAACTGATGAATACCGCCACTAAAGAACAGTGGAATAATTGGTATCGCAGAATTCTAATTAAAGATTTGCGGTGTGGTGTCAGTGATAAAACAATCAACAAAGCTGTAAAAAAATATAATAAATATTTAATACCAGTTTTCAGTTGTCAGTTAGCACATGACAGTGCTAATCATGAAACAAAAGTCACTGGTAAAAAACTTATTGAAGTAAAACTTGATGGAGTTCGGGTAATTACTATCATGTATCCATCTGGGAAAGTAGATCAGTTCAGTAGAAACGGAAAAGAATTGCATAATTTTGATACTGTTAAAATGCAATTGTCTACATTGGCTAAACGATTCTCAGAGCCAATGGTATTAGATGGCGAAATAATGAGTTCATCGTTTCAAGATTTGATGAAACAAGTGTATCGTAAAGATAATGTGGAAACATCCGATGCAGTACTTCATTTTTTCGATATGCTGCCATTGGCAGATTTTGAAAAAGGTGTATGTAATATACCACAATCGACGAGATCAGAACAATTAAAAACCTGGTTTGAGAATGACGGTTTATTTTTAAAATTATTGAATGTTAGGGTAGTTGGCCAAGAATTAGTTGATTTGGATACTACTGAAGGTAAACAACGATATTTAGAAATAAACAAACAAGCAATTGATGGTGGGTTTGAGGGGATTATGTTAAAAGACCCAAGTGCGCCATATGAATTAAAAAGATCAGTTGCATGGCTTAAATTAAAACCTTTTATTGAAGTAACCTTGGAGATTGTAGGTGTCGAAGAAGGAACTGGAAAAAATGAAGGAGCCACAGGTGCGCTGGTATGTAAAGGCATCGACGATGGCAGAGAAATCTTGGTTAACGTTGGCAGTGGGTTTAGCGACCAGCTTCGATTTGATATATGGCAGTCCCGTAACACAATTGTTGGTGAATTGGCTGAAATCCGTGCTGATGCAATAACTAAAAACAGAGACGGTACCTATAGCTTACGGTTTCCAAGATTCAAATGTTTTAGAGGATTTACCCCTGGTGAAAAACTTTAGTTTTTCCTTTTTGATCTGCATGTTTTACTATCATAGTGTTGGTGCATATTTTGTTCACCAACACGAATTTCTCTGCACAGAATACAACATGCAGATGCCATGCTATTTTTAATTTTTTGAATGGATTCTGGATTATTCATTGGATTGTAGACTAACATTCTCTTTTTAGTTGCATTTTTTTGAGATTCTGGCATATTTTGCCCATATGGTCCCATTTTATCTTTCGATTCTTTAGAATGCACTTTATTATAAAATGGATTGGTAGTACCAACACGTGATGTTCCAAACATTGGATTATTTGCACCAAATACCCGTTCGCTGCGTTTTTTGCGTTCGATATCAGTAAATGTTGCACCACTTCCACCATCTAAACCAGTTTCTGGTTTAAGATTGGCCCAATATTCCGAGGATGTTACATCAAATAATTCCGACAGAGCAATTGCAGTATTAACTAACGCATCGATATCTGTATATAATTTATACCATATGGTTGTTACGTGACAACTTCCGTGTTTTGTGATATGTCTCCGCCAGCGTGTTCCAGATCCTTTATATTTTATTGGATCTTTTCTCATAGTTTTACATAAGTATTTTAAACCCGTAATATTGTGCTGTTTGATCATTAAAAACGTTGGTTTAAATTTTTGTCTAGTTGATTCTAAAATATAAATATTCATGCTGACATTCCTTGTTAATGTTAGAGTAGTTGGGACGGCCATCCGCGAACTACATCTTTATTTATCCGTTAATTGATTATATCACAACGCTTAACTGTTGTAAACAATAAATATTGTAGTTATCAAGGAACTACAATGAGAGATTTAATTGATTTAATAGAATCAAAAACAAAATGCCAAACTCCTGGTGCAAATTACAAATTTGAAATACATGGTAAAAAAGTTATTTCAACAGTTACGCTGCCATTTTCATTAGACTTATCAGAAGATGAATTTAAAAAACTAGACGATGAATTACATGATGCATTAGAAAGTGTTTTCAAACAATTCTTTAAGAACTCTTGACAAAATTAAATCACCTGCTATAATAAACTAAACTTAACTTATAGGAACAATTATGTCATTTAATAACGATAAAGAAGTTTATGAAGCATTATTATCTGGGGAAACATTAAAGAGAACTGATGATTATCAACATATCTTATACAAACTCATTAATAACAACCTCACCCGATCACTAGATCATGGTAAAACATGGGTGCCGTCCGAATTGAAAACAAGCTTCAATTTATTGGCCATAAAAATGAAAACTATTAAAATTGGTGATGTAGAAGTTCCAGCCCCAGTTAGAAAACCATTACCAAAAAATAAGGTGTATTACATACCATCATTCTCTGAATTTTATATACCAAAATGGTGGGGTTCTTGTTCAGAAGATATGAAGTATCTTGAATCTGGGTTGATTCATTTGACTGCAGAAAATGCACAGAAGCATGCTAGCGCATTAATAGCATTGAGTGCGAACGACAAAGAAAATAATAGTAATTAAATCCTAATATAAATAAAATATTACAAGGAAGTATATGAAAATTGGATTTTGTTTTTACGGGATAACCTACGGTACACAATCAACTAAAGGATTTAAAGATTACAGACATTGTTGGACAAACATTCATGAAATGCTCGTCCAACCATTCATTGATAATGGGCATGAGGCTAATATATATGTCACAACCTATCCATTCTCTGACCCAGATATAGAACAAGAATTCTATGCCACTGTGAAACCAGAAAAGATTCATTTTTGTGAATTTGAAGGATCTGATCCATTTACTTGTAAAGGTGCATTTGATGCATTTCAAAATGAAAATTTAGATTTCATTATCTTAACACGCTTTGATATACATTTTCATAAAGTGTTATTTAATGAAAATATAGATTACACCAAATTTAATTTTTTATATCCAGAAACTGGTGGATTTTGGTGGGATATATTACGCTGGACCACTGACAATGTATATATGTGGCCAATGCATTTAACTAATCAAGTCCATCAATCATTACATTATACTTATCGAAATTTAAGACCAGAATCAGCAGACACACACCCATTGATACACAAATTGGCATTAAGCATTGGTCATGAAAATATTCATTTTATATCAAATATTCCAGAGCCAAGTGATGAAAGTTCGTTCTATACTTTGTGCACTAAAGGCAGGGAAATAGAAAGAGCTGAACATGTCAGAAAGTATGGAATAGAGAATACTCCATGGACGAAATCTTAAAAAAACTAAAAAATGGGTATTCAACAAGTGAATTATATTTAATAAATGACAACGGGAATACAATAGTAAGAAAAATTAACAATATTGAAAGAAATATTGCTAGATTTTCCGAATTGAGCGAATTGGATTTGCAATTCCCAAAAATATTTAATATAACATCTAACAGTTATGATATGGAATATATACCAAATTTAGATATTAAAACATTCATAACTCATTATGATAACAATATACTAAACTCTTTCATTAAAAAAGTATTATCTACACTAAAAACCAGTACTACTGGTACGTTTGATTTTACTGAAATATATAAACAGAAATTAGATAGTATAGATTTTGAAAAATATAAATTTGTGTTTGATAAAGAATCTTTATTGTTTAAACTACCAAAAAATATACCTGTATCACAATATCATGGTGATTTCACACTTGAGAATATTTTATATTCAACACACAAAAATGATTTTATTTTAATAGATCCAATAACAACCGAATATTCATCGTATGTGTTTGATATAGCAAAATTAAGACAGGATCTTAAATGTAAATGGTTTATTCGAAATGAGCCAGACTTATACATAAATTCCAAACTTAAAAATATAGATGAAGAAATATCCAAATTCAATTGTAATAATGATTATCTATTGATATTAATGTTAATGAGAATACTACCGTATACCAAATCATTAATGGATGAGACTTACTTAATTAACGAGATTAATAACTTATGGAAATAATTATACCCTGCGCCGGAATGTCATCTAGATTTCCTAATCTACGACCAAAGTATCTATTAACCGATTACAAAGGGTTAATGATGGTCGAAAATTCAGCAAAACAATTCATTGGTAAATATAATGTAACGCTTGTTATATTAGAAACTCACGATAAACAATTTAATGCATCCCAAAAATTAAAAGAAGTTTTTGGTGACAATATTAATATTATTATATTACCAGAGATAACATCTGGTCCAGCCGAAACTGTTTACAAAGCACTTAAAATAGCTGGAATTGATGAGGAATCTCCTATATTCATTAAAGATTGTGATAGTTATTTTGATTGTACGATAGAACCTGGTAATAATGTATATGTTTCAGACTTGAAGGATAACCCGCATATGCATAATACTGCCGGAAAAAGTTATACACTATCAAATAATCAAGGAATCATAACAAGTATTGTAGAAAAACAAATAGTAAGCAGCAGTTTTTGCGTTGGTGGGTATCAATTTGGTACTGCACGTGATTTTATTAAATCATTTGAGGCGTTATACAGTAACAGTAGATCAGAAATATATGTATCTAATGTTATTGATTATTTAATTTTAAACGGTACTATATTTATTGAACAGTATGTAACAAATTTTATCGATATAGGAACCGCGCCTGAGTGGTTTGAATATAATAACAGGCCAACCTATTTTTGTGATATTGATGGAACTATAATCAAATCAACTATGAATTATTATGAACCATATATACCATTAACAAACAATATCAATAAGCTGAAATCCGAAATGGCTAGGGGATGTAAAATTATATTTTGTACTGCCCGTGGAAAACAATACAAAAATTTGACTATGAATATGCTTGATGAATTGGGATTTGGAGATTGTGATTTAATTATGGAAGTTCATCATTCTAAAAGAGTGGTAATTAATGACTATGCCAATAGTAATCCATACCCGACAGCAATTGCTGTTAATATAGCACGGGATTCCGATAATTTAGGAGATTTTATATGAGTAAATGCCCAATATGCCAATCACCAATGGAAATTGTAAGTGTTTT